GCGAAGGCAGGGTGGGGGAACGGCGGGCCTTCGCGGGCTACTTACGAGGGGGGGAAGCAAACGCGGCAGGCGACGCTTACGCAACAGTTACGGATAGGGCGTCGGCGGGCAGCAGCTCGCTGTCGCTGAGGATGACGTTATAGCTCAGCGCCGTCGCGGTGCCATGGGTGCCGACGAACTCGATATCGCAGCGCAGATAACGTTCGAATTCGGTAAGGCCGATCACATAAGTCGCCTTGCTCGCATGAGCAGCTTGCAAACTCTTGACCACCGTGTCGCCATTGACGCTGGTCACGGCGGCCGCCGGCGCATCGGCGCCGTGGAGATTGTCGATGCTCAGCGTCGAGAACGTCACGTTGTCCGGGGAATCGGCCACGGTGAAGTCGATATAATTCGACGTCGAGAAAGTGATGCCACCGGCCCCAATGTTCAGCTCGATTGCCGCGGAATGAAAACCCCGCGTATCGATAATCTTGGCGGTTTGATCGCTGGAGAGCAGCTCCGGTCCATGGACGTTGACGACATTGAGCTTGCTGACGAGGTCCTTGCTCATTGGAATTACCTCTTTGAATTTCGGTGAAAGGGAAGTTCGGAAGGGCGAGCCCGCGGCCAAGCGGGCGACGCTGGCGCCGGAGCGCCAGCATCAGATTATGTCGAGCACTTCAGAAACTTGACCGCCTCAAAATTCTTCACGCCGGCGCCGACGCGTTTGGTGGTGTAGAACTTCGTCCAGCCCTTCTTGGTCAGCTCATCGCGGAGCATCATCATACCGGGCTTATCGACGATACGATAGGCCTGGCTGAAATCGCCGAACATCAGCGGGAAGAGATTGGCGCCCTCGTTCGGGATATTGTCGTCAGTCTCGGTCGGATAGCCGAGGATGGTGGCGGGACGATCAAGCGCCACCGCCGGCTGCCAGATATAATTATCATTGGCATCCTTGACCTTGCGCAGCACGCCCTGCGTGACGCGGTTCGATAGCCAGCGGGCATTGGGCAGATATTCCCGCTTCAGGCTGGTGAGCACATCGATCATGGCGTCGAAGCCATTATGCGTCGAATCGGTGATTGCTGCCGCGACGCCGCTGACGATGAAGCCGATCTTGCCCCAGACCCAGGATGCATCGGCGACGGTCGAATAGGACTGGATGCCGCGCGGTTGTTTGACGCCGGTGCCGGAGATGAACGCCGCGCCCTCGCCCTCGGCGAATTCGCGGGCGATACCCTCGTTCAACCAGGCTTCCACATCGAAGTCGGCATCGGCGAGCAGATCATTGGTTGTTTCTGGCAGCGCATAGGCCGTCATCAGGAACCATTCCAGCATGGCGATGTCATCGGTCTCGGTATCGGCCTTGGTTTCCGTCTCGCCGGTCCAGCCGAATGTCGAGCCCTGCATATTCGCAGGCTGCTTCACCGAATTGCCTCGGGTAATAGAGCGCACATCGCAGATCGAGCGCATCGCCGAATAGACCCGGCTAAGCTGGATCACGGTGTTTTCCATCTCAAAGGGCACCAGGAAACCGCCCTTTTCGCCAATCTGGGTCTGCATGGCGGCTTTCGGCGCCAGACGGATAACATCGCCTTTATCGCCATCACGCAGATAGGCGAGAAATTTCTCCCGATAGTCGCCGCGCGCCTGGATCTGATCCGCGGTGAGCGCCTTGCCGGTGAGATGGTTGAGGATCGGATTGCGGCCGCGGTCGGCGAGCGGCTGTCCGCCGGGCAGGCCTGCCGCCGCGGGATGGCGCTCCACCCGTGCGGAACGGATGCGCTCCAGCGCCCGATCGGCGTTGGCCGAGGCGCGGCGGGCATTGTCGAGCACATCTTGAGCCCTGCCGACATCATTATTGATGCGGTCATTGCGCTCGCGATCGATCACGTCATGGGATGTCCGTCCCCGCGGACGCTTCATGGCGTCCACATCCGCCTTGAGGGCTTCAAAGCCCTTGTTCACGTCGGTCAGCGCCTTCATCAAAGCCGCGTTGTCGATCACGTCACCTTCCGGCATTTGAACCTCCTGTTTGGGTCATCGCAGCGGCGACGCCCTGAAGGCGTGCCAAGAATTCCGGCGACACATTGATCCCCGACGCCGGCCGGGGTTTCTCGATCTCGGCGCGCGCAGCAATTGCCGCATTTTCTCCGACCGCGATCATGCGATCGGCGAAACCTTTGGTGACCGCTTCTTCAGCAGTCAGCCATGTCTCGGTTTTCATCATGGCGCGGATCTCCGCATCATCGAGTCCGGTCCGACGTACATAGGCCGCCGCCATGTTCTGATCGATCTTGCGCAGGATAGCCGCCGCTGCCTCCAGGACGTCGGCATTGCCGATCAGGTCCTGCCAGCTCTGGTGGATCATCATCATGGCGCCTTCCCAGATGACGATCTCGTCAGCGGCCATCGCGATCCAGGATGCGGCGGAAGCTGCAACACCAAAAATCTCGGCGGTCTTTTTCGCCGGGTGGGCGATCAGCGCATTGTGAATAGCCACGCCCTCCAGCACCCAGCCACCATAGGAATTGATCCGCATCCGGATCTCTGCGGCGGTTATCGCATCGAGCTGCGCCAGCATCGATGCGAGCGAGATGCCAAAATCCGCATCAATATCGCCGAGGATATCGAGCCGTGCCGCTTCTTTAACGAAGGCGAGACGCGAACTTCGCGCCTGCGGCCCCTTGGCGAATTTGAGGCGCAGGCCGAAGAGCCCGGAAATATCGATCTCAGGCATTGGTCTGACCTCCGGAGGAGTTTGGTTGCGCCGCGGCCTTGCTGTCGATGCCCTTATTGCCCGGAATGACGAAATCATCGCCGGCCTGGTCGGTGCGCGGATTGAGGTTGAACCATAGCCGCGCTTCGTTCGGGCTGATCACGCCGGCCTCGATCAGCGTTTTGCTGGAATTGGCCAAGGTGCTCACATCCGGAAGCGTCAAACTTTCGGTCTGAAATTGCGTGAACAGATCGTCTTCATCGCCCGGAACGAAGAGGGCGGCATTGGCGGTATCCTGCGCCGAGATCAGCCGCGGCATCATGGTATGGATGACAAAACCGATGCGCTGATTGTCCAGGCCTGTGCCCCAGGATGTCGATTTCTGCGTATTGCCGACCATGAACGGCGGCACGCCGAAGAATTGGCACAGCTCATCACTTTGAAATTGCCGCGCCTCGATATATTGCGCCTCGACGGCGGTCATGGAGATATTCTGCCATTCCATGCCCTCTTCCAGAAGGGCCACCTTATGGCTGTTGTCGATGCCGCCGAGCGCCGACTGGATGTCTTCGCGCAGACGCTTGATCTGCTCCTCATTCAGTTTGCTGCCGGGCGGCAATTTGATCACGCCGGTCGGGCGGACGCCCTTGCCGAAGAACCGCGCCCCGAATTTCTCCGCGGCCAAACTGAGGCCGACGGCCTGGCGGGCGGCTTCGATCGGCGACAATCCCCATAATCCGTTGAGGCTGAGGGCGCGGAAATGCAGGATCTCGCTGCTCGAAAAGACCACGCGCCGCCCATCCCACGTCGTGTACAGATAGCGCACGTCGAAATCGCCGATCTGCTCGACGGCCATGTGATCCGGATGCAGCGGGATCAGCTCGCTGATCTCTCCCGCCCGCATCGCCTTCAGCACATAGGCATTGCCACGCAGGCATTGGCAGACGCCGATCCAGCGCTTGAACTGGAACGGGTCCTGCCAGCGGTTCGGCGTCCGCGCCAATAGCACATCGACCGGATGGCCCGGCTCCAGCGTCTTCTTGTCGCCGTCACGGCGATAGACCCGCCAGGGCAGCATCCCCATGGTATCGGCGATGATCGAGACGCAGCGATAGATCGTCGCGACGCGCATCGAACTGGAGGAGTTCACCTCGACGCCACTATCAGTCTCCCATCCGGCGCGCAACTCGCGGGCGAGCTCCGCCGAGGTGGTGATGATCCGCCCGCCGCCGGACGGCTGTACCGCGGCGCGCACGGCCCGCCAAACCCGCGTCGGAAGGCTGGCGCGCGGCGCCAGCGAAGGCTGGGCGGCGGCAATGGCGCGGCGTGTCGGGCGAAGCGCGGGGACGGGCGGCATCAGAGAACGATCAAACCTCTGGTTGCGTAGATGCTAGTCGAAGCTATTGGCGCGACGACAGCCTGCTTGAGCGCCATCGCCAGCGCGACGATGCCGTCAATGCGATCGGCGGACCATTTCTTATCCTTCATGGCGAGGATATCGCCGTCGCGGCCGGTCACGATGCCGACATTCGATGCCATCCATTTCAAGACCGGATGGTTGCCATGATCGAACAGCGCCGGGCCGCCCTCGATCAGACGATCGATTTCTTTGTAGCCAGGCCCCATGCCGTCATAGGACTGGCCAATATAGGTGACTACATCCTCGCCATATTGCTCGAGCAATTTCGGCCCGATCCAGTTGGCGTATTTGCGATCGAGGCCGATGCCCATCACCTGCAGCAGCGCCGCGTCTTCCAGAGTTTCGCGGTAGATCTGCTCATAGTCGATGGTGTTACCCTCGGTGATCCGAAGGCAGCCGATTTTCTCCCAGCGATCGAGATTGACCTTGTCGCGACGTTTCCGCAGATCCCAATTCGCCCGCGGAATGTAGAAGCGGCAATGCACCCGGGTCTTCGGATCGCCGCCCGCCTCCGGCATTGCCCATATGACGGCCGACCAATCAGTATTCGACGAAAGGTCGATGCCGCAGTAGGCCTTGCGGCCTCTGAAGCGCTCCAGCATGCCACGGCCGTGATCTTCGGACCGATCGGTGCGGACAAATGGCTTGCCGAGCCAGCGCCAGCCCTCTTCACTGTCGCAGCACGGCGCCCATTTATGGGCTTGGATCCACCTGGTTCCGGCCTGCGTCCACATATTGAGGTGGTAGCGGCGGAAATGCGTCTCCTTCGCCGGGTCTTCGAGGGCCTTGCGGGCCTCATCCTCCAAAAACGTGCGCTTGACGGCGATATCGAGGTTCGGATTGGCCTTCCGCCATACCTCGGGAGAGCGCCAATCGTCATCCTTGTCGGCGGCGTAGATCGCGATCAACGTCGAAGGGTCCTCGATCGTGCCGTCCATGATGCGCTGGTCGCGCTGAAACACCTCATAGCCGTAGCCGTTGATGTCGCCGGCCGTGGAAACGTCGATTTCGAGCGGCTGGCGGCGCGAGCCCATGCTCTGGCGCACGAAATCGTCGAGATCACCGGTTTTCCATTCATGCAGCTCGTCTCCGAGCTTCATATGCGCGTTCAGACCGTGCTTGCCACCCGCCTTGCCCGATAGCGGCACCCATTCGCCGTTGATCTCTGGATAGAGGATCTTCGTTTTGAAGATCTGCATCCGTTCATTCAGGTCGGGCGAGGCCTGGATCATCAGAAACGCGCCCTTGAACGCGATCTCAGCCTGTTCTTTCTTCGCGCCGAGGCAATAAATCTTGCAGCCGGGCTCCATATCGCCGGCAAAGCAGGCGGCGCCGATGCCGGCCATCAGCAACGTCTTGCCGTTCTTGCGTGCCACCCATAGCCCGGCGCGGCGAAACAGCCGCGAGCCATCCGGCCGCTTCCAGCCGAACAGCGGCCGGATGATCTCATGCTCTTGCCACGGCGCAAGCTGCAGCGGCCGTCCGCCCCATTCCCCTTCGAAATGCCGCAGATAGCGCGGAAAGAACTGCGCCGCCCAATCCGCGTGCTTTTGGTTGTAGTAAGCGCCAGGCGTCCGACGCACCACGCGGAGCACATGTTCGGGCTGGCGCTCGATATCCGGTACCGGCGCCCCGCGGAGGACGGCGGGCATATGGGTCATGATCTCAGTTCAACAATGGCGCCATTCCGCCAAACGGACTCGCCGGTTCTCTCTCGCCCGGTATCTCGCCATCGGGATCGGGCGGCACGCCGAAGGCCGCCGGCTCGCGGTTAGGAAGCAAATCCTTGCCCGATTC